ATGGAGTGGCCTGACTGGGCAACGTCGGCAGATTGGTACGAGGGTCCAGATACATTTGTTTTTTCCCGGAATTGCAACATCGGAATACGTCGGGCTGATTCGGATGACGTGGTGCTTCTGAATGATGACGCCATTCTCAAGACCCCCCGCGGACTCTCAATCCTCGCCACGCAGGCCCACGCGCACCCGGAGTACGGCGCGATCTGCCCCGGCTTCGACTGGTGCGGAACGCCGAATCTTGTCAACCAGGGGCGCGCGGAACTAACCGAAGAGAAGACTATGCTGGTGTTCGCCTGCGTGTTCATCCCGCGCGCCACGATAGACCGCGTGGGCTTTCTCGACGAGCGATTCGGCGTCAACGCGGGCGGACCAGGCCGGCGCGGCTACGGCTGCGACGATGACGACTATTCGAAGCGGATCCGTGATGCTGGCCTGAAGCTCGGCGTCTACGATCCGGTGATGGTGCACCACACGAAGGAGCACACGGGGCTGCGGTCCACGTTCCGCGACGATCCAGAGCACTCGTGGGACGTGAAGGCTCACGAAGAGTTATTCCGCCAGAAGCACGGCGTACACCCGAGGTTGCAGAAATGATGTGGAAAAGGCATAAGCGCCTGCGCCGCCAAATCAGCGCGGGCACGCGCGCACTCCGCGAGCGCAAGTTGAAGCGCGTCGAGGCATACGACAAGCGGCTGCAAGAGCGGATAAAGGGCGTGGCGTACACAGTGGAGGGGCTCCGCGAGGCGCTGCGAAACTTCCGAAACGTCACCGGGCGGCAGGTACGTGTCGGCGTGGCGAGTAGAGCGGGGATCAACTGGAGGGCAGGAAAATAATGCCAGTCATACCCCAACCCGTTTGGAACATCGAAGCACTCATCGGCCCCGATCTTCCGATTCCCGGATGGTTCGCCAAAGAGAACCGAATCGAATTGGGAAAGCTGATCGTGGAGCACGATATAAAGTCCGTCGTCGAGGTCGGCTCATTCCTCGGACTCAGTGCCGTCTGGTTCGCTCAGCGCGTTGAGCAAGTCCACTGCGTTGACACGTGGATTGAGACGGCGACTTATGAGAGCGACAACAACCTCGTGGGCACGCTGCGCAAGTGGGATCTGCCGCGCGATTTCTTCCCGCTCTTCCGCGACAACGTGATGCGGTCTGGTGTCTGGCACAAGATTCACCCGATCAAGGGAGATAGCCGCTTCGTGTCGGAGGAGGTGCCATACGCTGATCTGGTTTACCTGGACGGGGGACACAGATACGAACAGGTCAAGGATGACATCCAGATCTATCGCGACAAGGCGCGTGTCATCTTGGCGGGAGACGACTACGTGAAGAGGGACGACATAGACGGCTCTCCGTGCTTCGGCGTGATAGAGGCAGTGACGGAGCTTCTGCCGGACCATCGGCACGTGGGGCCGTTCTGGTATTGGGTGAGGCCATGAAGACACTTCACCCGCTTGATGCTGGCCTGATGGAGATCGGCGCTCCTGTTAGCGGCCTGCAATTTCCTCCTGACGGATGGCGCGTCATTCAGGAATGGGGAAATGGATACGCTTTGGGGCACGTGAATGGTCTTCGGGTGATGGTAGACGTCGGGCTGAAGGATGATAATCGCTGGTGGCTGCACGTATCTTTCTCGCGCAAAGCATGGACTCCGAGCCACGACGATACCTGCCAAGTGAAACGTGACTTCATTGGCGACCGATACGCTTACATCGTTCATCCTCCAGCCGAGAAGTATGTCAATATCCATCAGCACTGCCTGCATTTGTGGGCGCTGGTGAGTGCGGATCAAGGGCGCGTTCTGCCAGAGTTCAGCGATTTTCTCGAAGGAATCGGACGGTCTATATGAAAATCCAAGCCTATCTCGCCTGCTACAACGAGGCCGATATTCTCCCCCACGTGCTGCGCCATCTCCGCGAGCAGGGCGTCAGCGTGCGTGTCCTGGACGGGTCTTCGAGCGACGGGTCCTACGCTATCGCACTTCGAGAAGCCGATTCGGTAGAGAGTTTCCCGCCGCAATATTCTCCCGTTCAATGTTGCACCGACATCCTGCACCGCGTCGAGGAGTTGGCCGCCGAGTCCGATGCATCGTGGGTACTTTATACGGACTGCGACGAATGGCGCCGTTCACCAGTCGAGGGCGAGACTCTGGCGCAAGGCATCGCACGAGTGGACGCGGCCGGATTCAACGCGATCGACTTCGAGGTTTTCCAGTTCTACCCGACTTCGGGCGGCTGGACGCCAGCGGCCAACCCCGAGACGTACTTTCACTACTACAACCAGACGGACTGCATCAGCCGCATCCCGAATCGCAAGCTGTGGAAGAACACAGGGCGCGTGACTCTCGCGGACGGCGGCCACGGCGTCACGTTCCGCGGCATCCGAGTGTGCCCCGAGAAGTTTGTCATGAAGCACTACCCGTTCCGCACTCCGGCACAGGCCCGCGCGAAGATTGAGACCCGCCTGGCGCGGCGCTGCAAAGAGGAGCATGATCGCGGGTGGGGCGTCCACTACGACCAGTACCCGCCTGACTTCAGCTACTGTTGGGACGCGACGAAACTGCTGCGGTGGGAAGATACGAGGAGCCCGAGACCATGACGAAAGCAGAGTTTGACCTCTTTACGAAAGAAGTGGATGCGAAACTAGGAAATCCCGCGATGACTTGTGAGGGTCCCGAACCTCACGATTTTCGCAGAATGAAAGAGCGCGGCGTCCGCTTCGTGCATAGTGGCTTATTCGTGCACGTGCCTACGGGAGCAAAAATATTCACCGAGTCCGGAACTGTCCTAAATGGCATTCCCTGTGAGGACTGGGCACCGGACGGAAAAGTAAAGTGCAAGATAGTCGTTGCCGACGACGCGGCAGCCGAGGAAATCATGCAAATCGTCCGCGCGGCCGGATTTGAGCCGCGCTATGACCCGCCGACAAGTCCCGGTTACTACGGGACGGTTTTCTTTGACGCTACAGTGGAGGGAGCGAGGCCATGAAGGTAACCCCATTTCAGATCATCGATCCGACTCGATACGTAAACTGTCCATGCTGTGGTAAGGGGAACCACGCTGTCAGTCATCTCGAAATCGGATGCCGAACCAGATGGGTGTGCCACCAAGAGGAATGCCGACAGCATTTCTCTCTGCACGTCATCTCTGCCGACGAGATCGAGCTGACGCCACGCGACGAATTTAGCAAGCTCTGTCGGGTTACTCTGCGATCCACCAGACCCGTGACTATTGTGGTGGAGGGAATCCATCACGAGGACGAGGACGATTCCCATCGGTACTACTACAACGAGGGCACGTGCCCGACGAATTATCTCGGAGTGCTGAAGGTGTTTGACGATGAAGGCGACGACGACCCCCATGGAATATTTGAATTCGTTAAATGCGATCCTTGGGTAGTAGAATCAAAGCCATGAAGCAACTCATCCGCCGATGGCTGCAGCCCGCGCCCGCGCCAAGCGCTGTTCTGTCTGGCGCACTCTCCGAACACAACAGCAGCATCGACCGGGAGCGCCGTCTCCGCGAAGAGAACCGTTTCTTAACCAACGCGCTAGCAACGCGCGAGACCGAGGAACAGCGGAAGGCCCGTCAAGGCTGCGAATTCATTGCGGAGATGATCGAGGCGCAGGCGATGTGCGGCTCCGGCCCGTGGGCGCCCGGCGACCCGGAGGCGCTGGCCCATGCCAGCAAGCCACTCCGTGAGGCACTTCGACTGAGCGAGGCTGGCCCGGTGGACAACATCGGCGTGTACGGCATGTACGAGCTGATGCTGCAGAACATCGGCTGGCAGCAGGAGATCAACTACTTCCAGCTGGAATTTACGCGATGGGGCATCCAGCAGATTATTCTTATCTGCCGCCTGTACTACCTGAAGAACCCAATCCCGCGGCGGCTGGTGGACGTCTGCGCTCAATACGTCTTCGCCCGCGGCGTCGAGGTGTCCACCCCAGACAAAGACGCAAACCAGGTCTGGAAAGATTTCCTCTCGCGCAATCAGAAGGTTTTGGGGCAGGTGGCGCTGACGGACCTCGAGAAGACGAAGGACCGGGACGGCAACCTATTCTTTGCATTCTTCACGGACCAGGCGACGGGTGATACCGATATCCGGCTGATCGACGCTACCGAGATCCAGGATATCTGGTGCGACCCCGAGGACGCCGATAAGCCGCAATACTATCGCCGCGAGTGGATCCAGAAGGTGCACGACCCGGCGAGTGGGACCGGCCGCACCGAGCCCAAAAAAGCATGGTACCCGGCGATCAACTACGACCCTGCCGAGAAGCCCGCGACGATCAGCGGCTATCCGGTCATGTGGGATTCGCCCGTCTACCATCGCAAGGTGGGCACGGTAGGCAAGTGGCTGTTCGGCTGCCCGCGCATTTACCCCATGCTGGATTGGGCGAAAGAATCGCGGCGGTTCCTCGAGGCTTGCGCGTCGGTTCGCCAGAGCTTGAGCCAGTTCGCCTTTGACGTCAGCACTAAGGGCGGCCAGCAGGCGATTGAGGGTGTCAAGCAGCAGATGCAGACGACCCTTGGGCCTGGGATGCCGGGATGGGACACGAACCCGCCAGCGGTCGCGGGCGCTTCGTTTATTCACGGCAGCGGAACCACGATTGACGCTTTCAAGGTTCAGGGCGCCACGTTCTCACCGGAGGACGTGCGGCGATACCTGTTGATGTGCTGCATGGTCAAGGGTATGCCCGAAACATTCCTCGGAGACGTGAGCACGGGCAATCTCGCGACGGCTACCAGCTTGGATAGGCCGACAGAAACCGTGTTCCTGAGTCTCCAGGAGGAGTGGCGCGAAGACTTGAGCGTTATTGCCACCTACGTGCTGACGCGCAGCCTACGGGCGCCGAGCGGCAAACTGCGGGAGGCGTGGCAGTCGCGCGGGCTGGAGGTGGGCGCTATCAAGATACTGGAGGCAGTGCGCAAGATCGGCCCCGACGGACGACTGCACTACGTCACCGAACGCGCTCCGGTCGCGAAGTCAAACAAGCTCGAAATCGAGGTGGACTTCCCGAGCATCCGCGAAGGTGATGCCGTGGCAGAGGCCAACGCCATTGTGGAGTCCATGACGCTCGGCAACAAGGGCGGCATCGTCGCCGGCATCGACGAGAAAGAGGGCGTCAAGTTGCTCTTCAAAAATCGTGGCGTGCAGAACGGCGACGAGATCGCAGAGCAGATGTACCCCGACTACGACCCGGACAGGAGCAAGATTGTCGAGCCTCCACCGATCGGCAAACTGAAGGCGCCGGGCGGCATCCAACCGTCGCCGGAGAATGCACAGGCCGTGCTGGACGCCAACGCGGAAGGCCCGGTCAAAGAGGCTTTCGCGCGTCTGGCCGAGGCCGTCGGAAGGATCTTAGGCGAATGAACCTTACCCCCGTTGAATCGTCGCACGTCGCGGCAATCGGCTATTTGGACGATGAACGCGTGCTGCTGGTGCGGTACCACGATGGACATCTCTACGCCTGGCTGGATGTCTCGGCAGCGCAGTTCGCCTCGCTGATGGCCGCGCCGAGCAAGGGGAAGGCGCTGCACGCGATGCGCGGAACTTCGATTTTGATCTCACGAAAGGAGGACGCCAACCAGATAGACAACTCCGGAGCGGGGACCGTCGCACACGTCAAAAGCGGTCCCCTTAACACGCTGGATGAGGACGCGGGAAAGTGCTGCGCTAAGACTATGAAGACCTTTCCTCCGGGTGATGACATAGTTGCGTTCACGTGCGTGCAGTGTGGCCTTGAGTTCCGTCCGGAGATGGTTGGACCCGTGCGGCACTGGCGCATCGTTCCGCAAGTGGTGATTCTGCGATGAGGAAAGCGCTGACAGTCGGTAGCCTGATCGAAGCGATCGACCGTCTCGTTGTCATCCTGGAAGCCCCGCGCAAGGGCCTGAAGCATCCCAAGCACACGAAGCACGTTGCTCCGGCCCGTCGGCGCGTCGAGACGATCCTCCGCGGCTACTGGGCACGGCAAGAGGCGGCGATCCTCCGCGAAATCACGCCGAAGATTGCACACTTGCTGGCCAGCTTCCCGCGCATCCAGGAGGCCACGTCAACCGTAGGAAACCGCTTCGCCGCGAACCTCCTGCCGTCCAGCCTTCACCCGCTGCGATTCCCGGTGACCCCGGAAGAGGCGCGCGACTACGACAGCGCCATGACCGACGCGATCATGGGCGCGGCTAAGGTGATGGCTAAAGACCTGGCGGCCGGCGAGATCATCGCTACCGACTTTGCAGCACGCTACCTGCGAGACAACAGCCTCACGCGGCTAACGGGTAACTTCGCGGAGACGAGCGTCCAGCGGCTGCGCGACAGCGTTGCGAAAGCCTGGGACGCAGGCGGCAGTCAGACGCAGGTGATCGACGCGATCAAGAGCACGTTCGCAGACTTCAGCGATGCGCGGGCGAAGTTGGTGGCGAATACCGAGATCTCTGACGCCTACAACACGGCGCGGTTTTCGGTGGCGAAAGAGGCAGGGCTCGATGAGAAGTCCTGGGAGACCGAGAGCGGCGACCCGTGCCAGATCTGCCTTGATAACGAGGCACAAGGCTACATCGACATCGAAGAGGACTTTGACAGCGGAGACGATGCCCCGACGGCGCACCCGAACTGCCTTTGCACACTGAATTTCCGCAAGTCGAGTGGCGCAGAAGGGTAGTAGAATGAAAAGACCGGGCAGCACTCGTAATGCCGACCGGCCAGAACACCGCGACTTGAAAGGAGTCTCGATGCCCACTTACGATTTTACCGATACTCGCCCGCTTTGCATAGACCTCTTCTGCGGCCTCGGGGGATGGAGCGAGGGATTCATTGCGGAAGGGTGGCGCGTCGTCGGCTTCGACAACGAACGGCACCAGTACGGCGACCAGCGCTATCCCGGACAGCTTGTCCTTCAGGACGTGCTCACCATACACGGGTCGCAATTCCGTAACGCCGATTGCATCGTGGCCTCACCTCCCTGTCAGAAATACTCCTGGATGGCGATGCCTTGGAGCCTTGCGAAACGTGAGGTTAGATGGCAGGAATGGGAGCGCGACTCGCCATTTGGTGACCGGCTGGAACCGCTGAACGCGCTGTTTAATGCGTGCTTCCGTATTCAGCGGGAGGCGTCAGAAGCGGCTGGCCGTCACATTCCGATGGTGGTAGAGAACGTCAAAGGGGCGCAGAAGTGGGTAGGGCGGGCAAACTGGCACCACGGGAGTTTCTATCTGTGGGGAGATGTGCCAGCAATTATGCCGCATACGTTGAAACTGCGGAAAGTGCCGGGATTCAACTTTCACCAGCATGAGAACGGCGGGGCGGGTGGGTCGTTTCAATCGGCGGCGGTCGCCGGCATCAAGGGGTCTGTGGGGATCGCAAGCGGGGACGCGCCAGAGGGCACGGGGAACTCGTCTTGGTTCTTCGGGGAGCGTGCGGACCCTCGGGACGTTCGCAAGCAGTCTGATGGCTCCTGGCTTCTGGCAGACGGGACGAAAGTGGGCGGCAGCGGCGCGGCATGGTTTGATGCGGGACCAGCGGCGTTATCTTCCCGCAGTTCCGCTCGCAAGGCAGCAAGCGCCATGATAGCCAAGATACCCGGTGAACTATCGCGCTACATTGCACGATACTATCGGCCTCAGATCGTACCGGCGATGAATCCAGCGTCCGCGAATGCTGCCCTGATCTCCGGCCGCTTCGAGTCCAGAGAACCGCGAATATAGCCGAATCCCGCGAAACCATTCCCCTCGCTGTAGACGAACGGACCAGCCCACTTTCCCGCGGCTCCACGCTGCCGGATGCCGTACTCCACATAGGCAGCGTAATCCTCCGAATAGGTGACGTATCCGGTAACCGCCTGGCCCTTCCACTCAACGGTCTGTGAGCCGGAAGACTTCAGTTTTCCGCTGCGCACGGGTACCTGAATCTGCGACTCCTGGAATACGGCATCGGTCGCCGCAGTGACAGCCGTGATGAGCTTCGGCACGATCATGGCTTCAAAGCGACTCCAATCACCAGCGCGAAAGTCGGACGTGGCGCGAATGTTCATACCCGGAGCATGGGCCAAAGCACAGACAGCGACCAAAAAAACAGGCCGCCACAGACGAACGTTGGATAGTAGGGTTGAGGTGCTGTCCACCAGCGCGACCACGTACCGAGGCCGAACAGGACGACAGCGATAATCAGAAATACAGCAGGTAATCCCATGAGCCAAGTCTACACCCGAGGAAACTCGGTGCGGCTGGTGACAGGGAACCGGATGGTGTGCTGAGCGTCGGCAACAAGGGGAACTGATGGCTGTTTCGGCAATAGCGGGGCTGGAGGTTTAGGAAATCCCTCGGAAGGAGCGCCGCCTTCAGAGCACGCGCTCCCCGCGATTCCGAGGTTCGGTTCAACCATGCTGATATTGTGCCATGATTGAGCCGGAGGTGCACATGCCCCAATCTGCGGCGGCTCCTGTCTGAAGTTTGACCCGAAACGAGAATTGACCTACAATTCGGCCATGACGATTCAGACGATTGCCGACATCACGCCTAACGGGGCGGCCGTTCCGCTGAGCACTAATCCCGATCTATTCGCCACGTGGATCACGCTGACGGCTACCGGCTCGTCGATCCGCTACGGCGATGTGAATGTGGGCGCGGCTCGCGGCGCGTTGCTTCAGACCGGCGTTCCGTACACCATCCCAGCGCCCGGCACGCACGATCAGGCGAGATTGTACCTAAAGTCGGTGCTCGTCTATGGCGCGGGCGGTTCCGACAAGGTGAGCATTACCTACGGCAACTGAGGCTTGGTCTTGTCCGCGTCTTCCGGCAGGACTTCCGGCCCCGGCAGTTGCTCCAACATGAACGCCACCTCAGCACCGTTGAAAATCCGATTCCCCCATGCTTTGAAGTGCGCGGCGGCCCCGTCGCGAAAGCCCTTGATTCCCCGGATGATTCCCCGGCGCTCATCGCGCCAAGACTGCCCGTCGCGATACTCTCGCTGGTAGGCGTTCCGGCACTCTTTACACCAGGGGTTCGCGTCCGATTCACCCCCGGAGCGCGGGCGCTCTTGACACTTCGTGCAGAGCTTCGCCGGCTGATCGGTAGTCTTTTTCTCGCTCACTACGGCTGTTGCCATGTGAACATTTTACATACATTCTGTTTCGGATGGTTGTTGAGATACACGTAACCCGCCTACTATCAGGCCGTGAGCACATTCCTACGTGGCGGATTCCTAGCGCTGGCAATCAAGCTGCAGGAGGCCGCAGATTCGGGCGATTCTCTCTCTGCTAACGACATCCGAAGGCGCCTCATGGACGCTATCAACGACGCGCACCAGGGAACCGGGAACTACGCCTACTACATCGACCACTTCGGAGATGCCGAGTCCGGCGACGTGATTTTCTCGTGCAATGGCGATATGTGCCGATGCCCGTACGAGATCAGCGACACCACGGGCGCATCGAAGTGCACCATCAACATGGACGCCTGCGAGGATGTCATGCCGCGGACGATCTACGAGCCGGAGGTCGATGAAGACGACCACATGGCGGCGATGGCCGAGGCGATCAAGGCGAAGCACTACGGTGACAAGACGCCACTCTACGAGCGGTTCGTCAGCAAGAAAGAGCGTGATTCGGCATCGTCAAAGGACTTCGCGGGAAAAGGGAAATCGTTTCCGATTCTGAAGGCTGCCGACGTTGCGGCGGCGGCGAAAGCGCTAGGGCCCGCGGGCTCCGGCAACTACTCCACCGACGTCATCAAGCGCAACATTATCCGCATCGCCAAGGCCAAGGGCTTCACTTCTGAATTGCCGAAAGCATGGCAGAACGACACATCGGAAACGGCATCCGCGAAAGAGTCCATGCACTTGGTGGAATCGGCGGCCACTTGCGAAAACATCGTGCTTCGCGAAGCCAAGGCCGACTACGAAATAAAACTCATCGCGCCCGGCAAGGGATCAAGCGCATTCTATCCAGCTGAGGTTTTGCGGCGCGACGGTCCGAACGTGTTCAAGAGTGGCACGCACGTTTATCTGAACCATCAGACCGCGGCGGAAGAGGCCGCGAGGCCCGAAGGCGACGTCAAGAATCTGGCAGGCGTGCTGACGACCACGGCGCGATACGAAGAGTCCCACGCGAAAGGCCCGGGCCTCTACGCGAGGATGAAGGTATTCGCAGACCACGCGCAGATGGTCGAAGAGAAAGCGGCGCACGTCGGTATGAGTATCAGAGCTTCAGGCGTGGCCGAGGCCAGCCGGAAACAGGACGGACTCCCGGTCCTGAAGGAACTGACCAGCGCCGAGAGCGTCGATGTTGTGACGCGGGCCGGCGCGGGCGGAATGATTTTGACCGAGGCGGCGCGCGGCGCTGTCAATCTGGAAAAGGAGGCATCGCAGATGCCGATGGACGAAAACGAGTTGAAACTCCTGCGGGAAAGCGTTGCTGCGGTCTCCGCAACCAACGCCGCCTTGCTGGAAAAGGAGTTGCGCCGCGAAGCGATTGCACACGGTGCGGCCACTTACCGGGATCTCAACATCCCCAACCAGGCCAAAGAATACCTGATAACCAAGGTGCTCGAGCGCGGCCTGCCGAAGAAAGACGGCGCGCTGGACACGGCGAAACTAACCGAGTCGCTGAACGCCGAGGCGCGGGAATTCGGCGCGGCGATCGGTCTTCAGCAGCGCGTGACTGGCATGGGTGCCAGCGGTGGAACACAGCTCACCGAGGCACAGCGCGCGGACTTCGAGAAGCAGCAGAAGGAAACGCAGCAGGCCACGGAGAAGCAGTACACCGAGGCGTGGGCGGATCTCTTCACTTCGGGCAGCCCGGCTGAAAAGGTCAAACTGGCCGAAGTCGCGATTCGCGGGAGGGCAAACTAATGAAGAACCAGCGATACATGGGCACTCCGACAGGGCCGCGCTTCGTGCTCTGTCCGACCACGGTACTCGCGGGTGACCTAGTGCTCGTCGGCAAAGATCCCGCCTGCGCTCTGAATAACTATCAGAGCAACAGCGGCGGCGCGACGTTCTACTTCGGTGGAACTTTCGATGGCACCGTTCACGGCTCCAGCACACACAGCCCGTTCACGCCGGCCGCAATCAAGCCTGGCGATCCGCTGTATGCGACTGGCACGCTCGACAGCGCCACGAACGTCACCACGGGTTTGACGATCACGGGCGACAGCAGCGATACCCGCTTCGGCTCTCTGGATGAGAGCTATTCGAGCGGCGTAGGATCTGGCGCAACGGACACCGCGGCGCCCATCAGATTGGGAGGTGGCAACTAAATGTTTCCACAAATGGGAGTTGAGAACTACGACGCTCTGGGCCACTTCGGAGCGCACAGCTTTGGCGAGTCTTCGTCTCTCGCGGGCGGTGAGCGGTTTGTGGGCGGCGACGGGTCGCACGCGGACGCCTTCATGGACACTGGCAAGCTGCGCGATGCGGCAGCCGGGTTCACTCAGATTCGCCGCAACGCAGACCTTCGGCAGCAACGGCGCATCCGTGAGGCTGGCCGACTGTATGCCGACGTGCTCATGGGACGCGCCGATCCGATCCTCATTAAAGAGGCGATGAATCCGCGCAACGAGTTCGTGTTGCGGCATCTCTGGGAGCAGTACCCCGGGCTCAAGCCGGACCTCGGCGGGCGCAACTTCAGCCTCCGTGAAACGATGGCGGTGACTGACTACCAGTCGCTGTACATCGACGTCCTGGACAGGCTGTATTATTCGACCTTCCAGGCGTACCCGATCAACAACAAGCAACTCGTGAAGGTTCACACGCTGCGCGACTTCCGCATTGTCAAGCGATACTTGCTCGACGGTCTGGTTACGCCGTACACCTCCAGCGACCCGGGCGCGCCGCCTCCGCAGTTCGCCATGTTGGGACCGGCGCCTCAGAACGGCGCGATTCCCTCGACTCCGGCGACCAGCACGGCGGCCATCACGTACTCGCCTCTGCTGTATCAGGCGATGGCGTCGATCAACTGGGCAGCGTTTGTTGGCGACGACCTCGGCATCTTCAAGGACGTGCCAAACAGATTGGCGACCAAAGCGGCGCGCGGCATTGCGAAGTTCATCACCGAGCAGTACGTCGATGTGAACGGCCCGAACACCACCAACGGTCTGTTCCAGTCCGGCTACCATAACCAGATTCTGCAGAGCAACGGCGCGTCCTCGGACAACCCGCCTCTCAGCATCCAGGGAATTGCCGACGGCTACAACATTCTGGCCGGCCAACTCGACAGCACCGGCGACCCGATCATGATGGACGGGCCTGCCATGCTCGTCTACGGTCCTTCGAATTACTCGACCGCCATGAACCTGAAGAACCAGTTGGAAAACTGGACGACTCAACAGGGCGGCGTCCCGGGTACCGCGCAGCCGGGCCAAATGCTCCGCGTCACCAACTGGGCCACGCAGAACCTGACGCTGGTTTACGACCCGTACCTGCCTCTGGTAGCGACCTCGGCCAAGAATAGCTGGCTGATGTTTGTGAATCCGAACGGGCAGAACCGGCCGGCAATCGAAGTCGGATTCCTGCAAGGCTTCGAAGATCCGCAGTTGTTCACCGAAGTTCCGACCACGCAGCGGATGGGCGGCAGCCCTGACCCGATGATGGGGAACTTCTATAACAACAACTCCAATATTAAAGTGCTCGGAGTAATGGGCGCTTCACCGATTGATGGCCGTTCCGTCGTCGGATCGACCGGCACGGGGCACGCTTAAACCGCTCTACGGGGGTAGGCTGAGGCCGTCGCGTCGTCTTCGGGGCGGCGTGGCGGCCTTTGACGTTTCAGGGGAAAAATGAGCTTCACGTACAATTTCGCAACGGCTCCGGCGATCAGCTATGTCCGGCTCCTCATTCCTGACACCGACCAAGCCAACCCGATCTTTTCGGACGAAGAGATCACGGCGTTCATGTACATAAACCAGGCTACCTGGCAGTCGTCGATGTATTTCTCAGCCTTCGCCGGATCTCTGCTGCTGCCGTCGAACCCTTCCAACTATCTGCGCGCGGCCGCGCTGGCTCTGCGGTCTCTCGCCGGGAATGCTTCGCGCCTGGCGGGAATCATTCAACTCCTGGATGTGAAGTTGAGCAACGCCGCAGCGGTCAAGGCGCTGCATGACACGGCGGATTCCTACCTGAAAATGGACGACGAGAGCGGTGCCATCGCGATTGCCGAGCAGGTAAACACGGTCTGGGCTTGGCGCGATCGCTGGATTGCGCAGTTTCAAAGAATGTCTGGAGGTGGCCCAATTGTCTGACGCCGTTATGATAGCCATTATCGCTGCTGTTCCTGCCGGCCTCGCGGCGGTCGGAGCGATATTTGGGATCAAGAACCACAATGCAGTGCAGGAGATCAAGATCAGCGTAGACGGGAGGATGGACCAGCTTCTAGCCGCGATGAATGCACAGGGCAGACAGGAGCAGAGGGAAGAGACGCGGACAGATACAAAAATCGATCCGCCGCAATTGAAGTGCAAGTACCCAGTATGAATCAGAATTTCATCGCTAACGCGGTGTCGAGAGTGATGGCGCAAGCCGTCTCGACGGGGCTCTTTGTGAGTCTGGCGACGTTCCAGCGACCCTCTGGTACCTTCGACGCTGGCGGGGCACCTGACGGGCTCTACGCCAACGTGCCGGGCCTGACATCTATCCCCTGCATGAAGGCCAGCCCCGGAGATAGCGTTCGTGCCAGCGAGGCCCGCACAGAGCAGAACGTGACTGACCTGGGACCGTGGCACATTCTCCTGAACGGCCTGTATCCCGAGGTGGAGAGCGGATGGCGAGGCGAAGACGCCAATTCTACCGGACCCTGGCGCGTGGTCGTAGACGGAGTGGATTACGACATTCGCGGAGTGGAGCGCGACTCGCAGAGCAAGATGACGCGATTGGAAGCTTTCTTGGTGACGATCTAATGCCGATTACCGTACTGTCGTGCGAGGCCAAAATGCGGATGCTTGCGGCGTCTGATGCCAGCCTGCAAGCGTTCTTCGGCACGCCTCCGGCAGTCTTCCGCTGGTTCGACCGGCAACTCCCGCCCGGCTACATCGACAAGGGAACCTGTATGCGCGTGCGGCGCGTCTCGACGCAAAGTCAGTACGTGCAGGAGGGACCGATTGCCATGGAGATGATTCGTTTTCAGTTCGATGCCATCGATTTCTCTCCCGAGACCGCCCGTGCGGCGGCGCGTGCACTTGAAGATTGGTTCGGAACGGTGGACTTCATGAGCGATGCTCAGTTCACCTCACCGTCGACGACGCCGAATCAGTTTCCAAACTTTCAGATCAATCAGCGCTCGTCGATTGAGCAACCGTTGACGGGCGCGGTTTATTACGTGGAGTCCCAAGACTTCCGGGTCTTCAATAACAGCAATTTTTAGCAGCAAACAGAAGCAAAAGGAGAAAACAGAAACATGCCGACTCTCTCAGTACCCGCGATCGCATCGCAGAACACCCTCTTGTACCTCGGAACCGACGTTTCGCCGTCGGTCTTTTCCGCCAATGTCGGACGACTTGGCGACATCACCATCACCAACGAAACTACGACCGTGGATGTGACCAATCAGGAAAGCGGAGCCCGGCGCAAACTTGCCACAGTTATTGGCAACGGCCCGCTGACGGCAAACCTTTTCTGGGAACCGACAAGCGTGCAGGATGAAGCGCTCCTGGCGCTGAAGAACCAAGTTCCTCCCGTGCTGCGCTCCTGGAAGATCGTTTGGCCTGACGGGCAGGCGTGGCTCTTCGCGGCGTACTTGACGAAGTTTTCTCCGTCCAGCAAGATTGCCGACGCATTGCGCGCGGCATTCGAACTGACCATTGACGGTGAAATCCTGGTGGTGGGCTAATGTTGGCGATTGACTACCCGACTATCGAAGTCGGCGGGCGTCAACTCACCGTCCGATACACCCTGGCGGCGCAAATCCTCATGGTTCGCCGCGGCATGGACCCGTCGCAACTCGGCGTATTGCTCGGCCCCGGCCTGAAGCGTGCCGAAAACCTCGTGCAGCTTTTCGCCTGCATGGTGGCCGAGAACTTTATCCCCGATGGGATGCAATTCTCGCTCGACGGTGCTCCCTCCGCTGACTACTGGGCTACGCAGATAGAACCGGGGCAACTCGGGGAAATTGACCGCGTATGCGCCGTTGCGATGGGAAAAGTAACGGAGGCATTGCGGAGCAAACTGGCGGTAGTGCCTCCGGTGGAGCAAGCCAGCTAGACGAGCAATACTGGCTGGATCTGGAAGCGTTCGGCGTTTCTCCGTGCGGACTCGCGATGGATCAGCGGTCGTTCTGGCTGCTGACCAATCGCGAGTTTGCCGCGTTGAAGCGCCGCTTCAATCTGGCCCACGTGATCAAGGATTCCGACTCACCCGCCATATCTGCGCCGGCCGATTGGGCCAAAGACCGCGAGACGATCTCGCCCGGTCTACTACTGAAAAAGTGGGACCTGTCCGAATCCCAAGCCATTGACGCGCTATGGCTGCGCACGGGCCACAAAATAGGGAGACCAAACTGATGGCTGACAACGAGTCTTTGCCTGGAATCAGTATTCCGATCGTAGCGGATTACTCCGCGCTCCAATCCCAGTTTGCCGAAGCGCAGAGCGCGGCACAGCAGGCGGGAACCAACATTGCCGGCGCGTTCACGGGCGCGGCTGCCGGCGTGACCACATTCGAGCAGGCCGTCGAGCAGGCGGTTGCCAGTGGGAAGACTCTATCCGAGGCCATTGCAGGAGCATCAACGTATCTCTCGCAGGCGGGCTCGGCGGCGCAGCAATCGGCCGGCGAAGTCTCGGCGCTCAGCAACACGATGGATCCGCTCTCGGCCGGCGCGAAGTCCGCGGCGGAATCCACGGCTGGATTGGCGGCGTCCGAAGTGGCCGCCGGGCAGGCGGCGACCGAATCGGCGCACGAAACGGCCAGTCTGCGAGAGCAGTTTCTTGCGCTCGGGGAAGCTCTGGCAGTCACGGCGGCGCTGAAAGAATTCGGAGAAAGGGCACTCGACGTTGCGGCGGAACAGCAAAACCTGATTATCTCCCTGACCGCGTTGACCGGCAGCGCCGAGGCCGCGCAAGTCCAACTGGAGGAAATCAACAAGTTTGCATTCTCTAACGCGCTCGGAATCGACGCCGTAGAGACCGCAACTCAGAAGCTAATCGCGTTCGGATTCAACGCCGAACAAGCGGGGAAGCTACTGCAGGCGGCGGCAGACTCGGCGGCGGCGACTGGAAACAGTTTCGATGCAGTCGCAACCAAGATCTCGAATATCGCACTGAGCGGAAACGCGGGAGCGCGGCAACTGGTTGCGCTCGGCATCTCGGCGGATGACCTGGCGAAGAAAATGGGCGTTGCCTCCGACGAGGTGACGAAGGCATTCAAGGCCCTGGATCAATCGCAGCGCGTCGAGGTGCTGACGGCGGCGCTCGACAAGTTCGGCGGCGTGGCTGGCTCCGTGGCGCAAGGGATGAGTGGCCAGTGGCAGAACCTCGAGAACGATCTGCATAACGTATTCGAGCAGATTGGCGGGGAACTTCTGCCCGTCGTCACCAGCCTGATTGGGCTCCTGCGAGACGATGTAATTCCGTTCGTCAAGGGCGCATCCGAGGCGTTTGCGGAGCTGCCGGCACCCGTCAAGGAATTCGCCATCGGCGCGGGGCTCGTGGTTGCGGCTCTGGCACCGCTGGCCGTCGGTCTCGCCGGCCTCTCGCTGGCAATGACCGGCCTGCAAACCATCGTGCCGATTGTGACCGGCCTAATGGAATCGTTCGGCCTGGCTTCGGTCACCACGGCGGCAGAGGAAGAGATCGCGGCGGCGGCGACTACCAAACTAGGCGGCGCGGCATCCACGGCAGCGGTGGAGTTGGAGGGCGCAGAAGTCGCGGCGGCTGGCTTTGGCGGCGCTCTGAGCCTCACCCTTGCCGTCGGAGTGGCGGCGGCAGCGATATCCCTGATCGATCTCAAGGCGCGGCTGGATGGCGCTCATGCCGCGCTGGACGGCATTTCCCAAAGCAACTGGAATGATTGGCTGAAGCGGGCGACGGACGGGCTCAAGACTGCCAGTATCTCGACGGCAGACCTCGAGGCGGCAGCGGCGAAACTGAAGACCGGCCTGGAACTCGGGGCGATCTCAGCCACGCAGTACGCGGCGGCGATGGACGCTATCACGGCAGCCGAGAAGCGCGTCGAAGCTGAGAACCTTGCGGACTCGGTGGCGAAGTGGACCTCCGGCCTCACTGTCCTGAAGGACACCAGCACGAAGGCAGCAGACGGTCTCTCTCTGCTGAAGCAGGCGATGGATGACGCCGCGGCGGCACAGGCGCGCGTGGCCGTCGAGTACCAGGCGGGCGCGAAAACTGCGGGCGATCTGATCTCAGCGAATAACGCACTGGCCGCGGCGCAGAAGTCCTACAATGACGCGCTGGCAGCCACGAAGCCAAACGAATACCTGGACGGATTGAAGCGGCTTGCCAGTCAGGAGGAAATCAACGCGGCGTCTGAGGATGTTCTGGCGAGCAAAATGACGCTGTTGCAACGGGCGGCGCTACTCGCCGGACAGCAACTGTTTGACTTGAACGAACAGGCTAAACTCCTCAATCTACAAGTCGATGCCGGAACCGCTAAGGAATCCGACTATATCGCGAAACTTGGGGAAGTAGCGTCCGCTGCAACTAATTATAAGACGGCGGCAGAAGCACTCAACGCCGAGAAGTTGAAGGGCGAACAGGCGACCGCGAATCTCACCGATGCCGAACGGAACTTTGGGATCGAGATGCTTGTCGCCAACAAGACCGTTGACGACCAGGGGAACGCGATCAAAGAGACGACGCGCGCCGTCGGTGACTTCGGCGTGGAGCTTATTACCACCACGATCCCGACCGAGCAGAATATGGCGGGCGTGATCGACTTCACGAACACGGCCATCAATCGGCAGATCGAAGCATTTCGCGCGGCCGATACCGAGGTCGGTTCGCTTTCCGCAGATATCAAATCCCTGACGGAAGATTTTCTTGGTCTCGGAGATGCGCAAAGCAACAGCGCGTCGATGAAACTCAAGGCCCCGGCTGGCTACGTGATCCAGTCGCATTATGTCGGTGAAAGTCTGGTGATCGACTACGCACCGACGCCGGCCACGCAGTTGAAGCTATCCGAGGATGCGGCGCGGCAGCAGGCAGACCAGCAGAGCAACCCGCGCGGCGCCACAGACCCGGTATCGCTGGCAAAGCAGACTTTGGCTGAGGCACAGGCGATACTTCCGCTCATCCAGCAGGCATTCCAGGCGGGGAACGCGGGCATCAAGGCGTCCGACGTCCAGAGCGCTCAGCAGGCGGTTGCGTCGGCACAGTCGGCACTCGACAAGTTGACGGGCGCGGCGACTACGGCTGTCCAATCTTCGGGCGGCGGATCGGCCACGCGCACGGTCTCTACGACGGTGGTTTCCGGACCCACGGACACCGCGGCCAGCGGCGGCAGCTATCCCGGCGTGGTGATCCACCAGGCACCCGGCGAAGTGCTGTTGGTCTCCCAGACTGCCGGCAACTACTATCAGGCGGTCTCCAGCGCTTCCGGTGGCGGAGACACTGCGGGGCTTGCGGCGGCAACTGCGGCAGATGCGGCAAGCGTGACAGCGATGGCGGTTTCCCAGGCGTCCGACACGATCAAGCTGGTAGTCGGAGACCTTCGCAGCCTGACGGACGTTATTGGAGCCATATCCAATTCCATCGGAGTCAACGTAAATGCTTCGAAGAACGTCACCGGGCCAGTTTCGAGCATCGGCGGATCCAGTGCAGCGGCTGCCGCAGCGGCCGGCGTTAACGTGCCCGGATCGCGGAATGTGACCGGAGCGCTCACCAATGTGACCGGCGACCAGAAGCCATACGTTCAGCCGGCGACCAGCGGGCCAGACCTACAGAGCGTCGTCGGGGGAAGCTACATCGCGTACCCGGGCGGCGTCAGCGGGTACGGGAACTATCAACCTCCGACTGCGCCGATTGGACCGACCGGACAGCAGAACGGCGGCGTGCAGACCTTCCATGTGGATTTTTCGGGCGCGAACTTCTCGGGCGCGAATCCCGACGCGATCAAGGCGGCAATTATGCGCGTGCTGCCCGATGCATTGGTGAGAGTGACAAGAGACGCAGGAGCGAGGTACTAAAATATGGAACCATCAAAACCGGGACAAAAAGACGAACGCATTGTGAGATTGGAGGATTGCTTGCGCGTGATCATTAGGACATCTTGCGAATCCAATATTCGTAACGAGGCGCTGATGGCACTTGCAGGAGATCCAAGAAAAAGGGACTAGCTTTATGAGCGGATTCAAGCCGACCGTCTTAGCCGATTCGCTGGAGTTGTATATCGGGACGCCTGGAACCGGACGCGCCACAGCCAGCAGCACAACGCTGGACACGGTGGTGTTTACGCAGTTGCCCGGCCAGCCCGCGGCGTCGGTCTTCACGCCGGCCGACGTGGGAATGCCTATCGCGATCATCGGCGGCGGCCCGGTCAATCCGCTCATGCCCGCGCCGTGGTTCGTACAGGGATCTCTCTTCCACACGACAGTTGCGGCCTATGTCAGCCCTTCGGAAGTCACGCTCACCGCCGCGCCGGATACTTCGATTTTCAACACCGGATTCTGCACGGTCATCATGTACCGCCGATGCCTGATGCAGATGGACCAGTTTCAATTCCAGTCGTCGATTGCGCCTGGGAGCGCGAGTACTTTGGATTTCACAGTGCTCGCGGTCAACAACCCGTACATCGACCGATTCACGACCATCGCCAACGGGCAGCCGGTTTATTTCCGCTCCACCGATTCCGCCGTGGGGGACATCTTCGGCGGCTTCATTGACACGCGCGACGTCGAGAATCTCGTCGGTACCGCACTGACGCCGTACTCCTGGACGTGCCACTGTGCGGCATGGGCCCGGCTGGCCTATCGGCGCGCGGTGCCTCCGGCACTCGGCCAGATCTTCACGGGCGCGGCGCAAGACGTGTTCACGAAGTGCGTTCTGTTTTTCCTGAAAGATGACGGCGTGGCGGCCGACGCCTCGGCCTCAACTGTCGTCACCGTCGGCGCCCCGGTGGGAACCTACGTCAACAAACTCCTGGATGACGTGGTGCAAGCGCTCAGCACGCCGACGGCGCAATGGTACTGGGATACCGACGCCTGGCGCACGTTCCGACTGCGGCAGCGCTCGGCGGTCGCGGCCCCGTGGAACGTGGCAAATGGATCCGATCTATTCGCGGGCGCGGCTCCGGTCCAATTGCAGGACAGCACCTCGCACGATAAAAAGGCCAATTCGATTTACGCCGTCGGGACGAATGTTTTGTTCGACGGCCTGAACGCAACTTTCATCGGCAACGGCCAAGACAAGAGTTTCAACTGCCCCGTGCCGATCTTCAAGGTCCCGGCGATCACTCTCAACGGCGGCGCGCAGACGGTCGGAATCCTCGGAGTCGATGTAGGTTTCGACTGGTACTGGAATTCCGGGAGCACCACGGTTACCCAGGACACGGCAGACGCGGTGCTCACGCCATCAGATACGCTGCTGGTGAGCTACACCACGGCCGCGCCCGGCGTGGCGCAGTATTTCGACGTGGGCAGCTTGCAGACC